CGTCACCCGCTCACGCACCAACCCCAGCGCGCGAGCACGCGCCCGGCCTCCACGTGGAGGCCGGGGCTGTGCGTCCGCGGAGGACCCTCCCATGCAGATCACCCAACCGAACCTCAACGCTCTCCGCGTGACCTTCTCCAAGGTCTACCAGAGCGCGTACGACGTCGCCGCCAACTGGTACGGCAGCGTCGCGACCACGATGCCCAGCGCGGCCAAGCTCAACACGTACGGCTGGATGAACAACCTGCCGGCGATCCGCGAGTGGGTGGGCGAGCGCATCGTCCACAACATCAGCGAGAACAACTACACGCTGTTCAACAAGAAGTTCGAGCTGACCTACGGCGTGAGCCGCACGGACATCGAGGACGACGCGAACACGCTGGGCATCTACAACGCGCAGTTCGAAGACCTCGGCAAGAACGCCAAGAAGCACCCCGATCAGCTCATCGCGCAGATCCTGGCCAACGGCCAGAACGCGACCTGCTTCGACGGGCAGCCGTACTTCTCGACCGCCCACCCGGTCAATCAGTACGAGGCCAGTCTCGGCACCTACAGCAACTACTCGTCGGGCGGCATGGCGCTCACCGCGGCCAACTACGAGTACGTGCGCGGGGTCATGATGGCCTACGTGAACGCGGGCGGCATCGCGATGGGCCTCCGGCCCAACACGCTGCTCGTGCCGCCGAGCCTGGAGGTGCAGGCGAAGCGCATCGTGGAGTCGACCATGGTCGCCACCGCGGCCGGGACGGCGCCCGAGGACAACATGCTGCGCGGGACCGCGTCGATCATCGTCGCGGAGGAGCTGGCCGCCTACCCGACCACCTGGTACCTCCTGGTGACGAACCGCAGCATCAAGCCGTTCATCTACCAGCTTCGCAAGCCGGCCGAGTTCACGATGCTGGTGAACCTGACCGACCCCAACGTGTTCGAGCTGGACGAGTTCCGGTTCGGCATGTACATCCGCGACAACGCGGGCTACACCCTCCCCTTCCTCGCCTACAAGGCGAGCGCGTGAGGCTGAAGTGAGCGACGCCAAGCCCGTCAAGCCGGGCCATGTGCGCGTCATCGTGCGCGCACATGGCGTCCTCCCATTCGGCTGGGCCGGAAGGTCGTGGCCGAACGAGCCAGTGACGTTCGACGCCAACGCGAACGACGCGAAGGATCTCCTCAAGGCGCCACCGCAGAACCTGCACGTGACGTGGCCGGTGGACTACGTCGCGCACGACGGCACCATGCCGGGGCGCGTGAGCCACACGGCGCCCAAGCCCGCAGCGCCAGCCCTGACCCCCGCGGAGCGCCTCCTGACGGCCGAGAAGGACGCCGCCACGGCACGCGCGTCCGCGCTGGCGACCGAGCGCGAGTTCAAGGAGTACCGCGCCAAGATCGTCAACGAGCAGTCGCTCATGCGCGCCGAGGTCGAGAACGCCAAGAGCGCGCTGACCAGCGCGCAGGCCGAGGCGGCGGCGGCCAATGCGCGAGCGGCGGCGGCCATCGAGCACGCGACGTCCCTGGAACGTGGGCAGGCCGAGGCGCTGACCAAGGTCCAAGAGGCGCACGTCCGCGAGATGGAGCAGGCGCATGCCGAGCACGATGCGGAGCTGACCGCGGCGCTGGATCGCCAGCGCATCGAGTACGAGCAGCGCATCGCGGCGCTGAACGCCGACCTCGCCAAGGCGCAGAAGAAGAAGCCCGACAAGGCTGGCGAGACGGTCGTGGTGACGTCTGGCACGGCCGCCCCCGCGACGACCTGATCCTCCTCCTGCCAGAGGGCGCACGCCATGACGATGCAGGGCCCGCAGCGCACCGCTCCGATCTACGGCACGCCGGATGATCTGGACTCGTGCGGCCTGCCGCCGCGCGCGCTGGAAAAGATCGGACCCGAGGAGCGCTGGCAGGCGCTCTACGTCGCCTCCAGAACCGCCGACACGCTGCTGTCGACGCGGTTCAAGACGCCGCTGCAGTCGTGGGGGCAAGACCTCGTCCAGATCGTCTGCGTCATCGCTGGGTTCCGGCTCATCTGCTACCGCGGGTGGAAGCCGAGCGACCCGGCGAACGAGGGCCTCGTCATGATGTACAACGAGGCCCTCAAGACGCTGAAGGCGGTGAGCGAGGGCGACGCCAACCTCTCGATGATGGAGACGACGCCCGATCCCATCTTCGCGCCCGACGTCCAGAGCGACCGGCCGCGAGGTCTGTGACGCCGTGGCCGACTTCGAGGTGAGCGGTACCGGCGGCGAGGGCCTCCGCGAGCTGGAAACGAAGCTCGCGGTGCTCGCTGGCGGCAGCTACCGCCAGGTCATCCACACCGATGTCGCGAGCGCGGTCGGGAACCTCGTCAAGCAGGAGTTCGCGACTGGCACAGGGCCCGACGGCAAGCCGTGGAAGCCTACCCAACGCGGCAACCAGCCGCTCATCGGCAAGACGCGCGATCTCAGCAACTCGGTCAACGCGACGCCGACGTCCGACGGCGTTCGCATCGAGGTGACAGACTGGAAGGCAGGCTTCCACCAGACTGGAACACGGCGCGGCATCCCCGCGCGGCCGATGCTGCCAGACGGCAAGATGCCTGCCCCGTGGCGCCCGGTCATCCGCGAGGTCGTACGCGCCTTTTTCGCTCAGTTCTTCGGGTGACACATGGACGAGGAGAAGAAGGCCAACCTGACGAAGGTCGTGGACAAGGTCGTCCAGGCGATCAACGCGACCAAGTTCTTCCGGCCCATGGAGACGCTGCTCGGCGTCGAGGAGTCGTACTCCTTCGATGAGGCCCCGGCGATCTACTGGCGCCCCGTCGATGACGACGGGTACCGAGGCCCGCACGAGCAGCCCGACGACGCGGTGGCGTACTACGAGACGACCACCAGGCTGGAGGTCACCGCCTGGGGCAGCGACCTGGACGAGGCGCTCCGCTTGCGCGACGCCGTGCTCATCACGGCGCACGTCCTGTTCAGCCCGAACGCGGCGAAGCCAACCGGCGGAGGCAAGTACTCCAAGGGGCTGTCGACCGAGGATGGCGTCGAGATCAAGTTCACCGAGGGCTTCGTGATCCCGATCATCTACGAGGAGTTCCTCCAGGCCCTGATCAAGGCGGTCAACACGTCGGGGACCGTCTCCGACCCGCCCGACGACACGAACCCGGAAACCCCCTGAGCGCACCAAGCGCATCACCGGAGACGCACCACCATGGCCGTCACGCTGAACATCTACGACAAGGGCCAGAGCGCGCCCATCTCGACGCTCACGAGCACGCTCGCGTGGATCGGTGTGTCGTCCTCGGGCAACACGCCCGGCACGATCCAGTCGGTCTATCAGTTCTCCGCGCCTGGCGTCATCCCCAGCGCCGTGGGCTACGGACCCGGCCCGGAGGGCGTCGCCGCTGGCGTGCGTGTGAGCCAGACCACGCAGCTCTTCGTCCGGATCAACGGGTCGATGCCTGGCACGGTGAGCGCCGTCTCGCAGACCGGCACGGGGCCGCTCTTCACGATCACCGGCACGCCGTACGACAGCGCCACCCCCATCGTGACGATCACGCGCGGCGGCCCGCAGGGGACGGCGATGTTCGAGGTCGCGATGGACGGGGCTACCAACGGCGTCCCGACGACGGTGCCGAGCCTGGTCGCGGCGCAGGCGTCCGGGACCACGGACACGTCCACCTGGACGTCGCCCAACTACACCGCGCTCAACACGCTGACCCTGATCGTGACGCCGAGCAACGGGCTGGTGGAGACCGTGACCTTCTCCGGCACGACCGCCACCAACTTCCTGAGCCAGATCAACACCGTCATCGGTCCGGCCGCGGTCGTGGGCACCGTCGACGTGACATCGTTCACCTGGACGTCCCTGGGAACCAACACCCTGAACTTCGTCACGGGCGACGGCACCGTGGTGCCGGTGACCTTCGCGACCCCATCCAACCAGACCGCGGCGCTGGCGACCATCAATACGGCCCTCGGTGCGCACGGCACGGCGTCGGTCGTCACGCAGGGCGGGCATGCGTACCTGGTCGTCAAGGACTCTCTGGCCACCACCGCAAGCTACATCACGGTGAACCCTGGCACCGCCAACGCGGCACTGGGCCTCCCGGCCACCACGACGACGTTCCACGGGGCGCAGGCAGCCATCGTCGGCGGACGGTACCTCCAGATCACCGACGGCGCGCCAGGGCCCTCCTCGGCGCTCACGCTGGCTGGCACGTCGCTGAACTTGCTCGGCCTGACGGCCGGGTCCACGAGCGGCGCCGCGGCAACCTACCAGATCCCGGCCACCGGCCTCACGCTCACGTTCCCCACTGGCACCTACATCCTGGGAGAGCAGTACTCCTGGACGCAGACGGAGCCGCGCTTCAGCGTGGCGGATCTGTCGGCCGCCATGGGCGCGCTGCAGGGGTCCGGCCTCTACTTCCGGGACATCGTCCTCCTGTCCAACCCGATCGACGGCGTTGACACCCGCGGGCTGGCCAACCAGATGGCGACCTCGCTCGCCACGCTCCGCGGGGCCCTCCCCAAGATCGTGGCCGTGGGCATGATGAACAGCGCCATCGGGTCGCCGACCGCCATCCAGGCGAACGACGCCAACGTGCAGGCGGCCATGCTCGGCATGACCGACGACTACGTCTGCGTGGCGCACGGCGACGCGTACATGCAGGGGACCGCCATCAGCGGCAGCTTCCGGCGCCCGCTGGTCTACAGCCTCGGCATCCGCGCGGCGGCGTACCCGATCTCCAGCGACCCCGGCAACCGCGAGCAGCCGCAACTGGAGGAGACCTCCATGGTGGCGCCGAACCTCGTCACGCTGGCGCGCAACGAGGACGCCGCCGTCATCCAGATGCAGTCGACGTTCACCGTCGCGCGCAACGAGCAGGGCGCCGGGTACTTCGTCCGCGGCATCACGCGATCGACGTCGCCGAAGTTCACCTACCTGCCGATCATCCGTACGGCCTGCGAGGCTGCTCGCGTCCTCTACACGAAGGCGCGGAAGTACGAGAACGCCAGCAGGTTCCTCAACCCCAACGGCACGATCCGCGAGAGCGACGCCGTAGCCATCGAGAATTACCTCACCGGCCAGACGAACCTGGCCCTGGGGAACGACATCTCCGCGGTGCGCACGAGCGTCGATCGGAAGGGCGTCGTCGCCGTCACGAACGCGCTGAACATCTCCCAGGACATCCAGCACCTCGCGTACTTCTACACCGTGAACCTGAGCCTGGGCGTCGTCGACATCTTCACCTGATCGAGAGACCAGGAGGACCAGGACCATGGGTGCAACCAATTACAGGATCGCGCGGTACGGCGTCGTCCACGCACACCTGACCGCGACCATCACTCCGAGCCTGGGCGTTTCCGAGGGGCTCCAGTGGACGGTCAAGACGTTGGAGAGCGTCGACATCACGCTCTCCCTCAAGTACAGCGCCGTGGGCGGCACGCAGATCTCGCCCGTCGCCATCGCGCTGAGCGGCAGCGAGCCGAAGTGGAACGGCGAGATGTCGTTCGGCGAGGTGCAGGACATCCGCAGGTGGATGGGGCCCGGCTGGGCCTCCATCCCGGTGGACATCACGTTCACCTGGCAGCTCCCGGGCCAGTCGCCGTACACCGACTACGTCTACGGCGCCTACCTGGGCGACGACGGAACGTCCTCCAAGAAAGACGGCGTCGTCATGACCAAGGTCGGCAGCAACATGACGGCGTTCCACCCGCTCGGCATCGACCCGTTCGCGCTGGTCACGTCGTGATGGCGCGCCTGCGGTAAGGCTCGACGACCCCGGCACTACCACCACAACCGCGGCTGCATCGGCCGCCATGAGAACCCACCCCACAGCCCACGCACGCGCGCCGCCACCGCCGTGCGTGGGCTGCTTTTCTGCTTCCGGAGGAACCAATGACCCAGCCCGCTCCGCCAGTCATGCCGAGGCCCATCATCGGCCAGATCGAGGTCGTGCCGCCTGACGTCCCGGAGGACGTCATCCCTCAACTGAAGCAGCGCGCGGCAGCGCTCGGTGTCAGCGACGAGCTGCGCGCTGTCCGTGTCGACGGCATCGAGCACGACTTCGTCTTGCGCCGCCCGACGCGCAAGGAGTGGCAGGACTACGTCGTCAAGCAGCACGACGACGCGCAGAGCGTGGACGGCCAGGTCAACCTGGCGCTGCTCTGCACGATGTGGCCGAGTCGCAAAGCGGTGACCGCCGCGCGCGACTTGCTGCCGGCGCTCCCCATCCGGCTCTGCAACTGGATCGAGCTGATGTCCGGCGGCAAGGTCGGCACCATCACCGAGACGCCGATCGACACCACCACCGAGGAGGACGTCCTCGCGGGCCTCGCGGTGCCGACCGACGTGCTGGCGTCGCTGCTGTCGCGCTTCACGCTGCGCAACCAGATCCGCGTCATCGCGATCCGCGTGAGCGGCGATGACGACCCGATCGAAGAGATCACCATCGTGGTCAAGCGTCCTGACAAGGCGACGTACGACAACCTCCTGCGCGGCTGGCGCGCGGGGGACAAGGCGGTCGCCTGCTACAACGCGGCGATGTCATGCGTCGTCTACCCGCAGTCGGACGTCGACAAGCGCGCTCTGTTCGAAGAGCGCCCCGGCATCCCGTACCGGCTCTTCGCGACCATGATCGAGATGGGCGGCGGCATCGGGCGCGAGACGGCAAAAAAACTGTAAACGGGGCCGTCGCCTGCCGTCACGACATCGCGCGCGCGGCCGAGTCGCTGCGCGCGCTGTTCTGGGGACCGCCAGAGGTCGAGCGTGACGGTGGACGGTGGGAGCGTGCTCACCCGGGCGAAGAGGCGTACGAGCGCGCGGTGTCCGATGCGAACGACGGGGCGGCGTTCCTGACGTGGCTGGTGATGGCGCACTTGCCAGAGCAAGACATGTACATGGATCCGCACCCCGACGATCCAGACTACGACCCGTCGGAAGTGCCGAACAACCCGATCCCGGACGCCGCCGCGCTGCAGCAGCATCTTCAGCAGGCGGCGGGCGTTGGCGATTCGGAACCCATGCCGGGGCCACTGCCGCCAGGTGGCCAACCACCGTTGCACACCGCTCCACGCGTGTGACGAACGATCCATAGGACGGCACCCGCCATGGCAATCGCAGAGGAACTGGTCCTCAAGGATGGCATCAGCGGTCCGGCGGGGAAGGCCGCGTCCGCGGTCAACAGGCTTGCCGCGGCGCTGAAGGCGGTGTCCGGGATCAAGATCGAGGGCAACAACGCCGGGGAGATCGAGAGGCTTGCGCTCGCGGCGGCGGCGGGCAAGGTCGCGCAGCAGAACGCGAAGGCGCATGGCGCAGTCGAGGTGAACAACGCCAAGGTCGCTGGCCAGATGCAGCTACAGCAGCAGAAGGCCGTCCAGCAAGCCATCCTCGCGGCGCAGAAGAACATGCACGCGCAGCGCCTGGCCGACATCAAGTCCGAGGCCGTGGCGCAGAAGGCCGCGATCAAGGACAACGACAAGGCCGCGAAGGACGCGATCAAGTCGCAGCGCGAGGAGGAGCGCAAGGCGCGCGACGAGGACCGCCGCAAGCGCGAGGAGGAGCGCAAGGCGCTGGATCGCTACGACAGGCTGCACGCCAACCAGGCCGAGAAGCCCGACATGAGCTTCCAGGTCGGCGGCGCCGGTGGCCAGGCGCGCGGTGTTCTGGAAAACCTCGGCATGGGTACCAACGCGGCCGGTGCCATCGGCCTCGCGATCAACGGCGCGATCAAGGTCGTCGGCGCGGTCTACGAGGCGTACCAGCAAGCCGTCCAGGTGCTGACCGCCATCGGTGGCGCCGGGATCAACATGGCCATCGCGGCGACGTCGTCGAAGGAAAAGATCGAGGGCGTGCTGGAGTCGCTCGGCAAGAGCCACGCTGCCAGCAAGCTGCTCTACGAGCAGATCGCTGCTATCTCGGTCCAGACCGGACGCGACAAGGACGTCATCGCGGGCGAGTTCACCCGCATGATCAAGGCCGGGTTCAAGGACGACCAGGTCGGCCAGATCGTCAAGGTGCTCGGCGACGTCTCGGCCGTCGGTGGCGAGGGCAAGGCCGCTGCGCTGGAGAAGCTGCTCACGCGCGTGCAGGCCAAGGGGTCGCTCGACAAGGCCGTCGTCACGGGCCTGATCCGCCAGGGCGTCTCGCAGGAGGCGTTCTACAAGGAGCTGGCCAAGGTCACGAAGAAGGGCGCCGACCAGATCCCGGCCCTGATCAAGACCGGGAAGATCTCCTCGCAAGATGCGGAGGCGGCCATCCTCGCCGCGGTCGGCAAGACCGTGAAGGGCGCGGCCGAAAAGCAAGCGAACACGGTCCTGGCGCTCATCGCCAGGATCAAGAGTGCTGCCGAGGAGATGTTCGCGCTCGACGAGCGCTCGGTGAAGCCGGTCAAGGACTTCCTCAACAACGTCCTGAAGATGATCACGTCTGGCCCAGGCCAGGCGCTCAAGGCCGCCATCCAGAACCTCTTCGGCGCCGTGTTCAGCACGGCGTTCGACGACTTGAACAGCAAGGCTGGCAAGTCGACCATCGCCGACGCCTTCACGCAGATCACGCGCGGCGTGAACATGGCCGCGGAGGCCATCCGGCAGTTGAAGCCGGAGGTGCAGGCCATCATCGCCATGTTCAAGCAGATGATGCATGACGGCACCATCCCGTCGATGGTGAAGGCCATGCAGATGACCGCCAAGGCGAAGCTGGGCGGCATGCAGGACGACGCTGGCGCGATGAAGTGGAAGGTCAAGGCCGCCGCGTCGCCAGGCAAGACGCTCGGGAAGATCTGGACGGATCCGCTCGGCGAGCTGGACGAGGCGCTTGGCGGCGGCGTGAAGCGAAGGCTCGGTGTCGGCACGCTGAGCCCCATCCGCGGCATCCTCCGGCAGTTTGGGATGGACGACCCGTTCCACGCCGACGACGGCGGCAAGGAGGCTGCTGCGGGCTCCCCGAAGGGCGGCGCCGTGGCGAAGTCTGCCAAGGCGATGAAGGCGTCGGTCCTCCCGGACATGATGAACGCCTACACGTTGCCGGACGACGCCAAGGCGGACGCCATCGACAAGATGACACAGGGCGGCACCGACATCGGTGGCGCCCTGAACGACGGCATGGCCCAGGGCATCATCGCCACGATGGATCAGGCCATCGCGGCCGGTGGCGCCAGCGCTGAAGCGCTGATCGCCCGAGTGCGGGCGGCCCTTGGCGTGCATTCGCCGTCGACCGTGTTCGCCGAGATCGGCGGATTCCTCTCCGAAGGCATGGCCCAGGGCATCGCCGGTGGCCAGAGCAAGGTGAACGCGGCCGTGGGCAAGATGGGCGCTGGCGCTGCGTCGGCCGTGGTCCCTGGCGCTGGTGGCGCCGGTGGCGCCGCGAACGACAACGGCAAGGCGGCCGGTGGCGGAACGACCATCGAGCACCTGGAGATCCACGCAAACGACGCCGAGGGCGGTCGTCAGGCTGCGGAGGAGTTCTCCCGCGCGCTGAACGCCAAGGTCCGCCGCGTGGGCAACGAGGGCTGACATGGGCTTCCCGTCACCGGCCACCGACAGGCTCCTCTGGTACTCCTGCGTCATCGGGGACTACATCCTCCCGCCGACGCCGACATGCAGGCCCACCGGGACGGTCGTCATCGAGGCGGAAAGCGGTGGCAAGAAGGACAAGAAAAAGGCCGCAGGCGCGAACAAGTCCAAGACCACCAAGCAGGGCAAGGAAGACGTCAAGATCAAGATCAAGTGCGAGTTCACCGCCGAGGGGTGGGAGGACGGCGAGGGTGGTGCCGGGTGGGACACCATCCTCGCAGCCATCGACCCCAACGGCGACGCGACGGGCGGCCCGTTCGCGTTCTCGCACCCGGACACCGACCGGCGCGGCGTCAAGTCGATCATGGTGGACAAGATCGGCAAGGTCGAGTGGAAGGGCCACCACGGCTCGGTCGAGATCGACTGCTCCGAGTGGACCGACCCCGCAACCGCCAACACTGGCGGCGCCACGAAGACGCCAGACAAAGACGCCGCGACGCCCAAGAACACGCAGTCGACCGGCTCTGGCGGCGGCGGCGGCGTGCCCAAAGGCCAGGTGGTCGGCGCGGACGGGTTCGACCCCGTCGTCAACCCGGCAGCCCCTACCCCAGCCCCGTAAGGCGCAGCAATGGCCACCACGACGACGATCCCCGCGGCGCTCATCACCGCGGCGGGCATCCAGGTGCTCTCCGCCCGGATCGACATGCCGCTGTGGGGCGCGTGGACGGCGTACTTGGAGATCGATGCCGACGCCCCACCGGCGGCCGGGTCGCCGGTCGAGATCCTCATCGCCCGCCCGACGCCAGACAGCAACGTGCTCCCGTCCCCGGTGGTGTTCGAAGGAACGTGCCTGTGGGGCTCGTTCTTCTCCGGCAGGAGCCAGATCGAGGTCGTTGGTGGGGCTGGTGGCCTTCGAACCATCATCCCGGCCGCGGCGTACAGCGGCGCCGTCATCCAGACGCCGCTGTCGTCGGTGATCTCCGACATCCTGGATCTGGCTGGGGAGAAACTGGCCACGGGCGTTGCCGCGTCGCTGGCGCCTTACACGGTCGGCAACTGGTCTCGCGCGGTGGGCAGCGCCGCCGCTGGCCTCGGGCGCCTGTGCCGGGAGTTCGGCCTCGTGTGGCGCGTGCTATGCGACGGCACGATCCACGTGGGGCCCGCTGGCTTTCCGGCGGTCATGTGGAACGCCACAACGCCAGGGAACCCGTACATCGGCACGAGCACGCCTGCCCCGCTGGCGGTCCTACCGCCGTTCGTCAACGACCCAGGCGACGAGGGCAACAACCGCGTGGTGACGACGGCGCCAGAGCAGGCGACGTTGCTGCCGTCAACCACGGTGCTCGGCAAGCAGGTGATCCGCGTCGTCTACAACCTGGACAGCAGCGGCGCGCTACGTGGCGATCTCTACTACCAGGGCCCCGACGGACGCACCGACAGGGACGATTGGGAGCGCGCGGTCCGCACGGTGCTCCCAGAGCTGCCGCACCTGGCGAGCTACAGCGCGATGATCACCGCCGTGCGCGCGCATGGCCTCGTGGAGGTGCGCTGCGACGACACAACGATCGGCGAGGTCGACAACGTCATCCTTCTCGCGGCGACGCCAGAGACGGCCATCACGCCGACCGCTGGTCAGCGTGTGCGCCTCTTCTTCGCCAGCGGCGATCCCACCAGCTACTACGCTGTCGGATTCGAGCAGGACCCGACGGCGACGGCGAAGGTCGCGCGCGTGGGGGATCGCGTGAACTGCGGCAGCCTCACGGCGACGGCACCACCGAGCGGCGGCCCGGTGCAGTTCACCTACACGGGCCCCGACGGCATTCCAGTCGGCCCATCGCCAACCGTTGACCTGAGCGGTCTCATCAGCAGCGGGCATCCGCGCATCGCGCTCACGACGGCGTCCTAAGCCATGGCCATCATCCAGAACTTCCCCTTCGGGGACGACTACTCCACGTTCAAGCCCAACGGGACGTGGGGGATGACCTACGTGCGGATCAGTGGCCCGCGCGTGCCGCTGGAAGGCGTCGCACGCCGGTGGCTGACGCCCAAGGGCTACCTGTCGTGGGCGCCCAACGCCGGGTTCGACTGCTACAAGCTCCTGAACGCGTCGCGAAACCAGAGCGTCTTGCGGCAGTACCAGGCGCTCCTCGCGGCCGAGGCGCAGCAGGTCAACTTCGTCACGCGGGCAGTCGTGACGGCGACGTTCGTGCCGTCCGGGTTCACCCTGAACATCACCGGGGCCATCTCCTTGGCCAACGGCGGCACGTACCCGTTGCTCGTCAGTGCCAGCGCGGCCGGGCAGGCCATCATCCAGTTCCCAGGAAACTGAGCCATGACGACGACGCTCGCAACGATCTTCACGCCGCGGTCGCAGGACGCGATCCGGACGGCGATGTACAACACGGCGTCCGTGCTCGGCGTCGACGTTGTCGGCGTGCAGGCGGAGCGCATGTTCCGCACGCTATACGAGATCGAGTCGCTCGCGAAGTCGCAGGAGGATCTGATCCGTGTCGCCGTTGCGCAGGCCGGGTTCCTGCAGACGGTCAAGCAGGCCAACTACGACCAGGCCGGCAACTACATCGCGCCGCCGAACTGGCTCGACCTCCTCGCGCTCGGCTTCTTCAACCTGAACCGCATCCCAGCCATCCCGACGATCGGTGCGGCCACGCTGACATGCAGCGCACTGGCGACGCCCGTCAACGTGCGCGCCAAGCAAGCGATCTTCGCCAGCACGGGCGGTGTCATCTTTCGCAACGCTGCGGCGTTCACGGTGGTTCCAGGGTCCACCGTCCCGTTGTCGCTCGTGTGCGACACGCCAGGCACAATCGGCAACGTGCCGACCGGCAGCATCACGATCAAGGTCACCGCGCTGGCCGGGTGCGAGATCCTGAACGGCACGACCGGATCGTGGATCACGGTCAGCGGTGCCAACGCGGAGACGGACGACGATCTCATCACGCGATGCCTGGCTCGCTGGGCGGCGACCAGCTATGGCGGGGCACGGTCGGCCTACGCGCAATGGGTGCAAGACGCGCTCACAGCGGCCGGCATCACGACCAGCGTCGTCAAGGTCGGCGTCGACGACACCAACCCGAACGGTCCTGGGAGCACAGACCTCTACGTGGCCGACTCCGCAGGGCCTGCAACGAGCGACGAGCTGGCGGCCATCTCCAGCTTCCTCCTGCCGCGGCGCGGGCTCGGGACGGGCCCGCTGCGCATCTTCCCCGCGCCAGCGCTTGTCATCCCGGTGGTGGCCTCGATCTTCGGCAACGCCAACGGCGTGGCGCTCGGCACGGCATCCCTGGCCACCCTGCAGTCGGTCATCCCCATCGGCGCTGGCAGCGTGGTGCGCGTGAGTGACATCTACGCCGCCCTGAGCGCACCTGCCATCCCTGGCGTCATGCCA